CAATCTTACGATACAGCATTTTTAAAAAAAGAGACAGCCGACTACAGTGCGATAACGACATGGGGAGTATTTTATCCAGATGAGGATTCGGGTGCTAATCTGATATTACTAGATGCTATCAAAGGAAGATATGAGTTTCCAGAGCTTAGACGTCTTGCATTAGAGCAATATAAATACTGGCAACCTGAGACGGTGATCGTTGAGGCCAAGGCATCAGGATTGCCATTAACATACGAATTGAGAAAGATGGATATTCCTGTGATGAACTTTACCCCGTCAAAAGGAAACGACAAGCATGCTCGTGTGAATTCTGTTGCGCCGCTGTTTGAATCTGGTATGATATGGTGTCCTGAACAAAAGTTCTCGGACGACGTCATGGAAGAATGCGCGGCTTTCCCATATGGCGATCATGATGATTTGGTGGATAGTACCACCCAAGCTCTCATGCGTTTCAGACAGGGAGGATTAATCGATCACCCTGAAGATTATGTCGACGAACCAGTCGATAAACAAAAACGGAGTTATTACTAATGGCAGGAATTAACATTATCAGAAGATGGGTCATGGGTCAGATGACAAAGAAAGCTGACGATGGAATCATGATCACACTTCCTGATATGAAAAAGGTAGAGTTAAATACCAACATTACGATTGAAAAATTTTTAAAAAATGGGATCGATCCAAACGCGTTTACAAACACCAACCAAGTTGAAAACGCGATTAATCAGTTAAACAAACCTAAAGTTGTCTCTCAAGGAGATCCTAGATTTAAAGGTATCATGAGTAGGATGACAGGTAAGAATGTTATCAAAGGAGATTTTGGTCCAGGTTTTAAAAAAGAAATAGAAAAGATGAAAGGTAAAGTAGATGATGATCTACCGCCACCAGGAAGCAGAGGCGGTGCTGATGATATCGCTGCACCAGTGCAATCTGCAGAAGAGTCATTAAAAGATATGATTATGGCAGAGAATAAAAAGAATATTGCTGCTATGAGAAATAGAAAAATGATCAAAGACGCAGTCGATAACGCGTCACCAGGATTTGTAAAAGGAGATAGAAAATATAATGCACAACTTGTTGCAGAAGATTTAGCAGAAAAAAAATTTGGTAAACAGTTTGATGATCTAGATCAAAAACAACAGATAGATCTTTATGGTGAAGCACTTGATGGATTAAGCGTGGACCTAGAAGATTTTGCAATAGGAGGTCGTGTTGGTTTAAAAAAAGGATCTATAGACTTAGCACGTAGAGGATTTATGAAAGCAGCGGCAGGTGTTGGCGCTGGTATCGGTGCATTGAAAATGGGTGCACTAAAACTATTTGGTAAAGAAGGTGCAAGACAGGTTACAAAAAATGTTATCAAAACAGATGCCGTTCCTGGTAAACCAGAATGGTTCGATGCCCTTGTTACAAAAGTAATTAATCAAGGTGAGGATGTAACCAAAAGATTTGCAACACAGGAAAGAGAGATTGTACACGCAACTAAAATAGGTGATGATGAAATGGTGACTGTGTATAGGAATATGGATAATGGCGAAATAAGAGTAGAGTATGCGTCTCCAGAAAATATGGGTAGTGACACAATAGATTTGGTTTACAAAAAACCATTACCTGATGAGTCAAATCCAAGACCATCAGCTGAGTTTTATGCAATAGAACCTGAACCAAGAGGAATTAGAACTGGACCAGATGATTATGATATAGAATTTGATGGTGAGAATTTTGCAAACAACGTAGATGAATTAATGTCTGACACAACTAAATTAAAAATATTTGCAAAAGGTGATGCTAAACCAACCCTAAAAGAGTTTGTGGAATCTAAGAAGAAAAAAGATAAAACAAAAGCGATTAACGAAAACACAGTGGAGCAAGCAGAATACCTAGAAACCAAATACGGACCTGGTCCTGAAGATGTAGAGGACTTTGCAAGAGGCGGTATCGCTAGAATGTTAGGTGAGTAATGAAAGACCTAGACAAAAAAATCATAGAGTTGATGGATCTCTTCGACGATGAAGTTGTAACCACAGCAGACAAGATAGACAGACCACAAAGAGCATTAGATAGAGAAGCTATCGATGATTTCATGAAACGTAATCCACGAGCTGATGGTGGACGTATGGGTTTTAAGAAAGGTAGTAGAGAAGATTTAGACTTTGAAAATATAACTCGTTTAGAAAATGCAGAAAGATTAGGTGTTAAAACTAGAAACGCACCTTTTTTTAAAGCTTTACCAGATTATGATAATATAACTTATACAGATTTTAAAAACAAAAAGACTGGTGAGATTATTAGAAAATATAATGTTCGTGTAAGAGTTAGAGATAAAAATAAAACTGTAGTAGCTACAACAGCAGATAAATATAAGAATATAGACAGTTTAGAAGAAGCTTTGAAATTAAGAGATAAATTTAGATTAGATAATCCTAAAAATATTAAACCGCTAGATAAAGAAAAACAAAAAATAACTAAAGACACTAGAAGAGCAGATATAAAAGCTCGAGGAGGGGTAGAAGATTTTTTAGTTGCAGAGGAGGGATCTGGTTATCAAAAAGGTCATGCTCAAAATATTAAAAACCCTGATGTAAAAATTAAACCAAGTAATATAATTTATACTCCTACAGCAATTAACGAAGCCATGGCAGGTAAGGGAGATGAAAAAGCTTTGGATTTAGATTTTAAAATAAGAGAGGCAGAAGATAAAATAAAAAAAATTAAAAACTCTAGAGCGTCTGCAGGAGCAAAGAAAAAACTTTTAGCAGAACAAGATACTTTATTAAAAAAATATGTTGCTCAATCCGATGGATTTAAAACTGTTACATTGAGTGATGGAAATGTTTATGGAGAGGTTTTTCAAAAAACAAAATCAATGGACATGTTTGATGTTTTTCCTAACATGACAGAGAAAGAAACAAAAACTTTTATTAGACAATACATAACTGAAAAAGGTGATCTAAAACCTTTTTACAAAAGAAAAGTAGATGCAGCTAAAGTAGAAGCTAAAAAACGTGGGGTTCCTTTAAATGATGTATTAAATGAATTTATAAATGCTAAAGATGTAGAAAATATTCAAAAATCTAAAATATTTTTAGAAAACGTAGAATTTGCAAAACAAAATGCAAAACAAAAAGTAAAAGGTCTTTTACCTTTTATGAAAAAGTTAGGAATTAAATGTCAGTTATCAAATGGTACTAACTGCATGAATCCGAGAGCATACGAAAAATCTTTAAATCAAATATCTGAAGCAGCAAAAGCTGGAGACAACGCTGCACAATCTAAACTATTAAATTTTAGAAAAGCAGTTGGTGGTGCAGGAAGCGTGATCAAAGGAGTGTTAGGCCCTGCCGCAATAGCAGCGGAGATAGGTATCGCTATACCGATTGGTCTGTTTGATTATGCGCAAGGTAAACCAGCAGAGGAGATTGTAAATACATTAACATATGGACTCGCAGGTAAAGATAGAGAAGATAGGTATAAAGAAGAGATGCCCACATATGGACAAGGTGATGCATTAAATAAAGCTTTCGATGGTTTTAGAAGTTCATTAAATAAATTAGGAATGCCTAGAGATCCTAATCAGTTAAGACCAGGTAAAAAAACAGATGATATGTTAAAAACTTTTGAAAAAAGAAAAGAACCTTTTATGAGAGTCAATCCACAAGTAGAAGAAGGTCAAATGTTTGATTTAGATATGTTTGATAAAAACGTAGCTGAAAGCAGAGCACTAGAACAAAAATTAGCTAATGAAGATTTACAAAGAAAACTACAAAGAACAACAGATCCGTTTACTGCATACAGTGATGATTTTATGGCAGCAGGCGGTGGTATAGCAAAACAAGCAGGTGACAGATCAGGCCCACCGCCAGAATCAGGACCAAACCCACAAGGGTTGCAAGGTCTATTAAATCGTGTTAAGAAAGGATAGGAGTATTAAATGGCAGATATAGATAAAGGACTCCCTAACACTCGTACGAAAATCGACATCCCTTCAGAAGAAGAGATGGCAGAAGAAGTTAGTGTTCAGGAAGAAGAAGTAGAAAAAGGACCCGTAGAGGTTATCCCAGAAGAAGACGGCGGAGTTACATTAGATTTTGAACCTGGTGCAATAAATGTACCTGGAACAGAATCACACTTTGATAACTTGGCAGATATTTTACCAGAAGAAAATCTAGAGCCAATCGGAAACGAGATGGTTCAGAATTTTATGGATTATAAAGGTTCGAGAAAAGATTGGGAGAATGCATACACAACTGGTTTAGATCTTTTGGGATTTAAATATGAAAATAGAACAGAACCATTTCAAGGAGCTTCAGGTGCAACACACCCAGTGTTAGCAGAAGCAGTCACACAGTTTCAAGCACAAGCTTACAAAGAATTATTACCTGCAGATGGACCTGTAAGAACAGACATCATAGGTGTTAAAAATCCACAGACAGAACAACAGTCTGAGCGTGTAAAAGATTACATGAACTATTTAATAATGGATCAGATGAAAGAATATGAATCAGAATTTGATTCTATGTTATTTCATTTACCATTAGCTGGATCAACTTTTAAAAAAGTATATTACGATGTCCCTATGGGAAGAGTGGTATCTAAGTTTGTGCCAGCAGATGAATTAATCGTTCCGTATACTGCTACCTCATTAGAAGATGCGGAAGCGATTATTCATACAGTAAAGATTTCAGAAAACGAATTAAGAAAACAACAAGTCAATGGTTTTTATACTGACGTAGAGTTAGGCCCTCCAGGCACAGATGTAAATGGAGAGCTTTCTAAAAAAGAACGTGAGTTAGAAGGCACTAAAAAAACGGGTAAGAATGAACCTGTCTATACTTTGTTAGAGTGTCATGTAAATCTAGACTTAGAAGGTTTCGAAGACGTTGGTAAAGATGGTGAACCAACAGGAATAAAATTACCTTACATCGTAACAGTCGAGGAAGGTAGTAGGAAAGTTCTTTCTATCAGAAGGAACTATGCGCCCGATGATCTAAAGAAAAATAAGATCCAATATTT